ATATTTCTTACAAATAAAATCTGACGAACCAGGTAAAGGTAATATGCAAGTATGGAATGAAGAATTTGGTTCTGATAAGAATGTAGGGACATATAAAAAACAAGAAGACGGAACCTATAAGTTTGAACCTAATAATAATTGGTGGGGTGGAGCACAGGGAAACGAAGTCAAATATTTCAGTTCAGCTGAAGGTATGAAACGCAAAATTGAAAAAGGAAATCAAACAGTAGTACAGGAAAAAAAGGATTCATGCACACAAAGTGGTGGACAAAATTGCGATGCAGTAGCACAAGAAGAAGCGGATAAAATGACAAAAACTGAAGAACAAAGAAATGCTGAAGCAGCTGCAAAAAATGAAGAAGAAGGTCAGTTGTCAGATGCTGAAATAGAAGATCTTAACAAAGATGTAGGAAATGAAAATTATATGAAAGAGGGAGAAAAGATGATGATCTATCCTCTTGGTAGGCATGACACTCAAGACTATATGTTATTTGAAGTATTAAAATATACACCCAGAGGATTAAAAAATAGTGATGGTTCTGGTGGACCTTTAAAAAGCAGAGCCAATAAAACAGATAAGGGTGAGAGAAAACCTATAGCAACAATATCTCTTCCAATTCCCGCAAATATTCAAGATACTAATGTTGTAGATTGGCAAAAAGACGATATAGATGAAATGCAAAAACAGATGGCAAGCCTTACTAGTAGTGCAATAGAGGGTAATGTTAGCGAGGGTGTAAAAGAGGTGAAAGAAACAGTGAAAAAAGATGGATCTCTGAAGGCTGTAACAGCAGGATTAAAAAACACTATTACTGGCGTAAAAGCTATGCAAAGAGAAAAAGGTGCTGTATTTAATGAAAATACTGAGTTATTATTCAACGGTCCTGGAATGAGATCTTTTAGTTTCAGTTTTAGACTTTCACCACGAAGTGCCGACGAAGCAAAAATGGTCCGAAGAATTATAAGGACATTTAAAGAATCAATGAGTGCTAAAAAATCAAAGCAGTTCTTCTTTATTAAAGCTCCGAATACATACTGGATCTCTTATATGTCTGGTATCACAAAAGAACTCCATCCTTGGTTAAATAAGATTAAAGAATGTGCATTAACCAATATGACAGTGCAATATGCTCCGGATGGTAACTATTCAACCTTCTCTGATGGTTCTATGACTTCATATATGATGCAATTAAGTTTTAAAGAAATAGAACCAGTATTTAATACTGATTATGAAGAAGGTGGAAAGGACGAGATAGGATACTAAAATGGCAAAACCTTATTTCAGACAAGTTCCAGATTTTAATTATGTTAGTCGTCTTCCAGATGCACAAATTGGAGATTATATTAGAGTAAAAAACTTCTTTAAAAGAGTAAAATTAAGAGATGATATCTTCCAAGATCTGGCATTCTTTACTAAATACAAAATCAAAGGTGATGATAGACCTGATATTGTTGCGAATGAAATCTATGGTGACCCAACCTATGATTGGTTAGTGTTAATGGCAAATAATATTATAAACATTCAAACAGAATGGCCTTTAACTCAATTACAATTTGACAAATACTTAATTAATAAGTATGATACTTATGATAATCTATACAGTGGAATTCATCATTATGAATCAATAGAATGCAAAAGCAGTAGAGGAGTAACTATGCTTCCTACAGGTACTACTGTTAAAAAGGGATACACATATACATATTGGGATGAATATGCAAAAACTAGAGTAACAACTCCAGACCTTTCTACACCCATATCAAACTATGATTATGAAACCAAAATTGAAGACGAAAAAAGAAATATATACCTTCTCAAACCATTATATCTAGGAACTGCTTCTGATAATATAGAAACTATTATGGATTACAAAAAAGGTTCCAGCGATTATGTCACTGAAACCCTTAAAAATGCAGATAATATTAAATTAACTGACTGATATCATTCATCAGCAAGTTTTTGGAAGTATGCAAGAGCATCGTCCTCATCAGATGATGATGCTGAACTTGGAGTAATTGCATCAGCAATAGAAGCTTCTACAGTAGAATTAAACTTGGGGGTAAATGATCCACGATCACTATCCTCATTAGAAACTTCCTCATCCAAACGTGGACGTGCAGAAGTCTTTTGTCCAAGAACATACTTCAGACGCTTCTCAAGATCCTCATAGGACTTGAATTGGTCAGGAGCAGTTACAGCAGCAAGAGAATATTCTTTCTTCCACAATGCTTCTAGTGCATCGTCATCATCAAGAAGTGGTGATGGTGCAGCAAACTCTGACTTATCATAGTTCCAGTATCCATCCTTCCTAACAATCTTAAGTTTGAAATCTGCACCTTGCCAGAAGTCAAAAGGATTGATTGCCTCTTCATCTTCAAACTCAGGTTGCATTACATCCATGATCTTATCAAAGATCTTCTTACCAAACTTATAAAGGAATACTTGTCCTTCATTGTCAGGATTAGTAGGATCTTTTACGACATAAATGTTAGCATAAAAAGACAACTTACGTTTCTGTTTACGAACAACATCCTTATCGGATTCATTACCACTGTTCCATAGTTCACGATTATGCTCTGATACAGGATCCTTACCACCAGTTGTAGTAAGTGAGTTTTCAATATACCATCCACCAGGGCCTTGGAAGGCATGTGAGTAAAGTTTTACCCACGGTAGATCTTCTCCATCAGGAGCAGGTAGAAATCGAATTACGGCATATCCATTACCAACTTTATCAACTTCTGGTTTCCAGAGACGGTCATCACCACCTCCACCACTATTATTAACTTTCTCTACTTCCTTGACCAACTTAGCAGTCAATGAACCAAGAGATGATTGCTTTTTTAGATTAGCAAACGACATTAGATTACCTCGGATTTTTTGAGATTTGGCTTGTTTGTACTCTTGTATTTTACAACGGAAAATCGTCCTTGTCAATCATCTGACGCATCTGGTTTAAGAGTTGCGACATATTATTAAATATGATATTCATATCAACATTTGCAGGAAGACCCATGAGTAGTGCAGAATTTGCAATCTGCTCTTTCATATTTTTTGCATGTGGATCATCAGAAAGACTTAGACGTGTGTAAAGAATTCTTTGTTTCTCTAATAGGCGTTCTAGGTCTGCAACATGTTCAATCTTTTTTTCCTTATCTAAAGATGGAAATGCAAATACAGTTGAATAAATATCCTCTTGGAGTTCTGCAATTTCTGCAATCTCCGCACGGACAACTTCTGAATCAAAAAAAGACATTATTCACTTTCAGGAATATTATCTTCTTCTGAAGCAACAACTTCATCTTGAGGAGTATTAACTTCTTCTGAAGCAACAACTTCATCTTGAGGTGGATTATTAGTCTCCTCAATCTGCGTTAAAATATCAATAGCACCAAGAATCTTAAGATGATTCGCGGTCAAATTATCATGAGCAGATTTTAATTCAGAAAGTTGTTTTTCAATTTGTTCACGTTGTTCTTGTAAATTTACAAGAACATCTGCATTTTTAAGGACCATAATTATTATCTCCTAGATGATTATTTAATAGAATACAGTTATTATTTATTAGTGTTAACAAAATATCTCTTTTCGTAATACCTCTACACTTTTTCATGCAAAAAAGTAATGGGAGAAAAAAGCTGACGGGATAATTATCCGTCTTTTATGGAATTAAAAGTTGATTTTCCTACAGTTAAACTCCACAAACCTCTTTAAGTATCTTTTTATATTTGAGAGAATCTATATGTAAGAATGGTTTATACTTTTTAATTCTACGACTCATAGTTTCCCATACAGGATCTTTAAGTCTCTTATCATAATTAACACCATACTCAAATATTATATCACATATTACCAAAGTTTCAAGTGATGTTTTTCCACCAAGATAACTTTTTAAAATGTGAGAATGACCTTTAGAACAATTAAATACCTCATCTACTTTTTTATTTTCAAATAGTTGTTGAGTTTCTTCTTTAAAAATATACGAAAGTGATTGTATTCTCTTCTGCCAAGACTTATATCTATCTTCACCTTTCTGAATGATCTCACCAATCCACAATGACTCTGGATCATCAC